CTTTATCTTTTGCTGGTGCAGAACCCTCTTTACCAAATCTTTTAACTATTGATGTTAAATGATATGGTGGGTCAGTAACAACTGAGTCTATTTGTTTTCCTTCGTCTTTTAATTTTTGCATCTGTTCGATACAATCTCCATTAAGTAGCAACATGACTAAAATTTTTCACCTTCTCAAATCTAATCGTACTTTTAAATTTATCAGCAAGTACATCTTGTTTATGACTAATTACAAATACATTTTCTCCACTTAAAGTATGTAGTATCTTCAAAAACTCATCTGTTCCTGTGCCATCAAGTGAGCTATCAAATATTTCATCAAGTATAAGGAGATTAGTGTTCGTAGAGTTTTTCATCTTTGCAACAGCTCTCCATGTGAAAAGTAGTGCAAGGTCTATACGCATTTTTTCTCCTTCTGAGAAAGAAGAATAAGAGAACTCATCGCGATATCTAGATTTAATTGTTTCTTCAAAGTTTTCATCTAAAGAAAAATTTACATAAAATTCCATAGATGTAAGATACTTATTAATTAATTTATTCATTATTGGTAGATACTGTTTAATAATTTTAGTTTTGATACCAGTATCTTGTAACATATTTCTTGCAGCTTCTGCATACAACTTATCTTCTCTTAGTTTAGATTTTTGTTTATTGTAAATCTCTGCCTCTTCTTTTAAATCTTTTAACTTATCAATGTCAGATGTAGTGGCACCATCAATTTCAAACTGATTTATTTCTGTTTGTAATTGTGTATTAAATTTTTCTAACTCTAAGATTGAAGAATCTATTTTAGCCACATTGACTTGATTTTCTCTCATGGTGTTAGTTATTTTTTTGATTTCTTCTTTTCTAGTGGTTACCTTATCTAACTCAAGTTTTAATTCTTTCATACCTACTTGTATTTTATCAGCATCTGTTTTCTTTTTAGAAATCATATCAGCTTTAAATAATTCATCAATATGTTGTTCACAAGTGGGGCAGTCCTCATTGTTTTCAAAAAAGTTAATCATGGAAGTATGTGTTTTATGTTTTTCTACTAGAGTAGATTGTATGTCTTTTAACTTTCCACTTTTTGTTTCTACTTTAGATTTATCTTCAATAGCTGATAAAAAATTTTCATTCTGAGTTTCAATATCTTTTTTACTAAGTAATCTAATAGATATTTCTTTTTTATTTTCTTCTATGAGATTTTGTTTTTGTTTAATTATCTTTTCTTTATTATCTTTTAAATCAGCTATGTGATTTTCTTGGAAAGAAATTTTTTCAGATGCTAGTTGATATTGATAGTCGTTTTCACGAATATCATCTAATATTATTTTAATCCTTTGTTTGAGGATTAAGTTCATTGTAGAAAAAATTTGAATATCTAAAATTTCTTCTACAACTTCTCTTCGGTGTCTAGCTTTTAATTGCATAAAAGGTACAAATGTTGAACTACCTAAAATAACAACTTGGGTAAAAGACCTATAGTTAAGTTTAAGAATTTGTTGTTCTAATATCTTTTGATAATCTCTAGCATTTGCATCTTGATTTATTAATATGTTGTTCTGATATATTTCAAACTTATTTGGTTTTATAGAACGTAGTATTTTATATTCTACTGTTCCTATTTTAAATTCAACCTCAACAACTGTAGATGAATTGTTTATTGAATTTACCATCTGCATCTTACTAATATTTCTGAATGGTTTACCAAATAAACCAAAACATAATGCATCAAGTATTGTAGATTTTCCTGCACCATTTTCACCTATGATAAGTGTGGTGGGTTGTTTATCTAATTGTATTTCTGTAAAATTGTTACCAGTGGAAAGAAAGTTTTTCCACCTCACATATTTAAAATTAATCATATTTCTAAGTCTTGTGCCTCTGTATACAATTGTCTTTGTAAATTAATTAATCTATTTTTATCTAAAGAAGTATCTAGTTCTTCAATATATTTACTTAATAGTGTCATAGTATCTTCTGTATTTTCTACAATATCATCAGATACAGTATTGGCATCTAAGTCAGAAAAATCTTCTATAATTTTTACTTCGTGACAATCAGCTCTAAGAACTCTATCAACAAATTGGTCAAACTGATATAAATCTTTTTTATTAACTACAATAATTTTTACATAATGGTCTATTAATTTATTAACATCAAATTTACTATAATCATTTTGTGTATCGTCATAGTAAACTTTTTTGTGAATAGTGTATGGATTTTCTATTCTTTCCATCTCTCTAGTTTCTGTATCAAAAATATGAAATCCTTTTTTATCATCACAATCATTCCAATAAATTTCATATGGTGCACCAAGATAATATATGTGACCATCATCTGATTTGATATGAAAGTGACCAGAAAAAACACTATCGAATTTTCTAAAAATACTTTTATTCAATCCATGTTCATTTACTAAACCTTTCATCATTTGAAATCCAGCTATTTCTAAATGACCCATGCATACTTCTGCATCTGTTTCTTTAATAATTTTTTCAGAACTAAATGTATTTTGACTATTAATCCATGGCAAAAATAAAATTTTAGTATCATCAAATATAACTTCTTTAGCCTCTGAATAAATCTTGATATTATTGTGACGCCCACCTAGAAGTTCTACTACAGAATTTACATCGTTAGTATTTTTATAAAATGTGTCGTGGTTTCCAATCATAATATGTAAATCTATTCCCATCTCTACAAATGGAGAAACAAATCTTTTACGAAAATCTCTAGATGTTTTGTAGGAAACAAACTTACGTCTATCCATTAAGTCACCTAAATGAATACAAGTTTTTATATTATTTTTTTTAAGGGTAGGAAAAAATATATCATCACAAAATTTATAAAAGTATTCATTAAAATTAGAGTTGTCATTTCTTGCACCAAAGTGAGTATCATTAATTATTGCAATTTTCAATCATCTAGCTCCATAAAATTCTCTAGTCCACTTTTCTTTTCTTTATTTTCTTTTTTCTTAGGTTTATATACAGCTTCATCAGGCACCATAACATTTACATCAAAACCAGAAACTTGATAAACTGTGGTATCCAATGGGTTTGTAACATATGGAACATACTCTTGTTTTTCAATCATTCTATGTTTTACATGAGCTTGTTTTTTTTCTTTTTGTATCCTACGAATAAATGCATAATAAATTATTTGAGTAAAATATGCAAATGGATTATTTGATTTTTCTGGATCAAAGTTATGAATATATTGTAAACAGTTTTCTATACCATCTGAAATCATTTCTTGTCTGTAAGTATAATTTATAAAATTTGGTTTATATGAAAGTCCATTTGCAATCTTTAAAAAACATTCCCCAATGTAATTTGAGATACGAGGAATTTCTTCTCCCATTTCTTCTGCTTCTTTACATTGTTCTTTCCAATCTTTCATAGCTTGAAGAAACATTTTATTATCAACGTAATGGGCACCCTTTTTTTTAGCCATAGAATCCCTTTCTTTTATTTACATTTTTTCATAGTACACTAATATTAAAAGAATGTCAAGAGAAATTTTGCCCTTGACAAGCTTGTGTTTAGTGTGTATAATGATTTTGTAGTTCTACAGATTAATGATATATCTTATCTTCTTCGTCTATATCCCAATCATCTAAATCAAATTCTTCGTTTTCAATTTCGTTCAATTCTTCTTGGGTGGGGCCCTTCATCATTTCTAATTTATCCATACTTTTTAATACATATTCATAGTAACGACATAAACCCTCAGAAGCTGGAGTCATAATAACAACTCCGCTTTTTTCTATTATATAATGTGGTTCGTCAGAGTATACTTGTAACCATCTAGACAACCCTAAAGATTCTACAGCACCTTTTTCTGTAACTTTAGTGTGTGTACTCATTTTAAGCGGTGAGGTTACTTTAAATTTTCCAGATTCCAAATTTTCAACTGAGCATATTATATCCTCACCATTTGATAATTTGACAATTTGATAATTCATTTGTTTCTTCTCTTAAAAAGTTTTGCTTGTTTAGCATCAAAATATCTAGCATTAAAACTCATACTACGTCTTTCACCATCAACATAAAAAGGAAATACCGAATGTTTCAACCAAGAAGGAAATATTAAAAATTTACCAACCTCTGGTATAAAATTTATAATGTCTTTCCTAAAACTTTGTTTTTCACCTGTCATAAATTGTATCATTCCACTACTAGGATAATGGTCTTCCATTTCTTTTTTAACAAAGTTATTCATCCCCTCTGGTATTTTTAGATATATAACTGCAGATATATCTCCACTATGAGTATGCCATGGATTATATTCATTTTTATATTGACTTACTATCCAAGACTGTGTTATATTTATATTCTTTTGTGTTATATCAAAGTGTTGATTATTGTTTGCATAAAGTTGTATTTTGTGGCCATTCTCATTCATTTTATTAAAATATAAAATACAGGCATCTTTAAGTTCACCATTAACATAATCTTGTTCATCATCCTCTAAAGGTATTTTAACTTCTTTGTGTACTTTCCCAACAAGGTTATCTGAAAAATCAAACTTATTAGATTTTTCTTCATCGTTTAAAACTTCATCTCCAACTTTATTTACAATATCTAAAAATCTATTTGAAACTGTTGTTTCCATAATAGCTGGACTAAAAGGCTGGTGCCACACAATATTACTCATAATTTTATCCTATCAATTTTATAATCAAACTGTTCCTCTTTGTATATATTTATTCTATCATAAAAGTGTCTAAGTGTAAAATTTCTTCTAGACTTATGTGATAGATCATCAGATATATCAAATAATTTTACATGGTCTTTATTTTTACTTTGTCTTAACCCTCTCCCAATACTTTGTAATACGCGTATTCTACTTTTAGATGGACTTGCAAAAACTATATTGTGTATATTACGAATATTTATACCTGTAGAGAATGTTCCATATGACGCTATGATTATTGCATC